AAATTTCGAGATAAACAAGTGTTTGTATACGAGGAGGACGCTCACCATAACTCATCTTTAGGCGCTAAATATTTCTTATCTGATCGACCTACTCATAAAAGGATGGAGTGTCAAATAGACACACCTATGCAATGCCACGAGAGTGAGATTGAAAATACACCTTGTCATTACACCGGGACGGTATTACCTTTAAGGCAGAGGCAAAGTGTATCCATCTACGAGGATCGTAATTATGGCTGAACTTAAGGGTGATCTTACAGCAGTGGGTAGTACACTTACTACCGACAGCGTGGACCATTTTGGGTCGGCTGATGTGAATGGAGCAATTGGAATTTGGCTTGCGGCAGGTGCGTCAGGGACGGTTGTGCTTGAAGTTTCTGGCGGTAAGGATGGAACTGGCGCTGAGACATGGGTTCAGATTAGAGTATTCAATGATACGGCTGGAGTTGGCGCCTATCAAGACACGATGGTGGGGGCGGGAGGTGCTCAGCATTTCTATGCGGAGATTGTGGGAGCACGACATGTTCGCCTTCGCAAGACCGTGACAGCTGCATCGTGCTATTGTATCATGAACCTTAAGGCGGCGTGATGCAATATCCAGCGGGTTCTACGAGACGTAGACGCCGAGATTCAGATGCGCCTATTGTGGAATCGAAAGAAAGGATTACAGACGGTCTTGTCGTACGAATCACGGATGATATTCAAGTGCGCGAGGTAGACTAAATGGCTTATCGCATATCTGACCTTGTTGCATCTGTTGCCCCGGCCGGGACGGATCAGCTAGAGATGTCGAAGGCTGGAGCGGCGGGGAGTCGAAGTCTGACACTCGCCCTACTGCGGACGGCATTGTTTGCTGGTAGCACTGGTTTCACAGCGGTTGATCCAATCAATGTTGGTTCGATCACGATCACGCAAGGGACGATTGCCGCCTTGGCGCAGGGCATCACGCAGACGGTGACGTGGAACAACGCAGCGGTGTCGTTCGTGGCGCAGGATCTGAACGTCACGGACACGGCGAGCAGTGCGGCGTCGATTCTGGCGCGATGGCGGGTTGGTGGGGCTGCGCAATTCACCGTATTCAAGAGCGGCCTTGTTCAAAGTGCGGGCACGATTAACGCCGGGGCGAACCTCTCTTGCGCAAGCGCTGGAGTTGTCGTTTTTGGCGTGAGGTCCACCATAAGAAGTTCTGCGGATGGCCAGGTAAATGTTACGAATAACGCCGGCACCAGTTTCACCCGCCTCACCCTTGGCCCCGAAACCGCGCTCTTTCCGTCGCTCAAGGTGAACGGCGCGAATCTGCAAGTCCGCTTGGGCGATGACTCTGGGTTTACGGGACTAGCCGCTGGAAGTATTGGAATTGGGCAAGCGGTCTCAGCTACATCGCCACTATCTATTATTGGTCTTCCGTCAAGTTCGGCAGGCCTATCCACTGGAGACGCCTACTTAGCGGCTGGCGCTCTCATGATTAAGTAGAGGATTCTATGATTACAAGATCTGATAAACTCACCTTCATCACCATCAACCCACTGTCGGGGCGTGCGGACGTGTCGATCACCGAGACCTTCACGGACGACGTGGACGGAACTACAGTAGCTACTGCTCGAGGATTGACTGATGCTGAAGCAGTAGCGGCATATGGTTCGGGCGCGACAGCCACATTTCTAGCGGCGGCGCTGGCCTACGTCAATGCGATCAAGGCCCCGAGTGCCCCAGCGGTGACGTTGCCATGAGTGAAGACAAGATCACAATAGAAGAAGCTGAGCAGCTACGGGCTCTTAATGAGCATGTTCAAGACCTCGATGTTGATATTGGCCTTGCTCGAGCGCAGATGCGAAGAGCATTGCATCTTGTTCAGAAGAAGTACAAGTTGAAAGACAATGACTCGATTGACTTTGATACATGTGAGATCAAACGTGCGCAAGCATAATACGGGTAGACGTGCTACAGCATTACATAAAGCCCTAATCGCACACAAGAAAAGGATTACGAAAGGTGAAGCAAAGCGATCTCATAAAAAGCGTAAAGGTTAAGTCCTTAGCGATGGACCTTGAACGCGCTGTCCCTGACATCATATGGGGTGGCGCTGAGGGTGAAGCGCAGAAGCGTCGTTCTAATAAGGATGAGTTGTTAGACGCTGAGAAAAGACAAACTGGAGTATTGATTAAATGACAAAGGGTAAAGCTGGTGGCCCGCCGCCTAGGCAGTTTGACGAGGCGCTTGATAAAGCACTGCAAAAGTTAGCTCAGGCTGAGGCTTTTATCGTGTCACTTAATATAATGATTGACGAGTTCAAAAAACGCCAAGGGATGACATAATGAGCGCGCCTGCTGTTATTACTGAAAAGAAAGGTACATTTGGGCGCTGGAAGCCAAAGGTTTGGCGTCCAGAATATGACCGCATGGTAGCTTTCAGTGTGTGCGGGAAATCGAACATTTGGATTGCTAAGCAACTCGGTTTTACGCCAGAGCACGTATCGAACATCCTTCACCAGGATGAAGCAGTCGCTCTGGCAGAACGACTACAACAGAAACTCCGCGAAAATATCGAGATTAACATTCCGACTGTCCTCGATGAAATTGCGGTGAAGTCTGTTGAACGGCTTAAAGCAATCATGGATAATGATGAGCTTTTTCAGAAGTCACCCTTTGCTGTAGTAGACCGCGGGATGGATGTGCTTAAAGGTTTGAATCATCTTCGCACGAAGGGTGAGTCTAGCAACAATGGAAACACAACAAACATTGGAACTGTTATCATCGCGCCAAACCAAACGTCAGACATTCTGGATGGTCTTGAGCGTGTTAAGGAAGTGAAGCGTATACATGGATGATGATCGTGTAGTCACTGATGAAATGATTGACAATCTCCTCAACGATCAACGTGTTGGGGAGAGCATGAAGGCAGCTGACCTTAAGCGTCGTGCGCTGTCTAAGGAAGAACAGTATCGGCTTCGTGCGCTTTGCAAGAGAGACTTGTTCTTCCTTTGTTATACGGTGCTGGGTAATAGACGGTTATCTGTTAATCTACATGGTGATCTCTGTACGAAGATTCATGACACTCAGAGCGATAGGTTTCGTGAATGGTTAATGCCGCGAGGTCACTTCAAGTCTACTGTCATTACAATTGGTCACAGCATACAATGTGCATTGCCGTATACAGATGATGACAAAGCGCACGATGAAGATCCGATGGAACTTGGATGGCCATATACGCTTGGCCCTGATATTCGTTTGTTGATTGGTCACGAGACAAGCGAAGGCTCGGCGCGCTTCCTGTTTTCCATTACGTCACATTTCCTTAGCAACCCTTTGCTTATGGCATTGTTCCCTGATGCCATCCCGCAGAAGGGTAGTCAGCGAATTAACAAGTGGGAACTTGAGCTCCCTCGTTCTGATACTGCGCGTCCTTATCCTGAACCCACTATTGATACGATGGGTGTGGGTGTGAAGTCTCAGGGACGACACTACAATTACATTAAGCTTGATGACATTTTCGGTGAGAAAGCTCGTGATTCTCAAGCGGAGAGCGCAACTACAAAGGAATGGTTTGACGGTATTCAGTCGTTTTTCTCATCCTTCGCGAAAGACCATATGGATCTTATTGGTACTCGCTATTCTATGGATGATATTTACGAACATGCTCATTCACGGTATGGGAAGCAGTTAGTAAAATACTGTAGACGAGTAGAAGAAATTGATGTGTCTACTGGAAAAAGAGTCGCAATCTTTCCGGAGGAGTTTACGCCGGAGGTGTTGGAGATTCAGAAGAAAAATAGAAAGCGTTTCTCTGCTGAATATGAGAACGATCCTGATGATGGTGTGTCAGGCTTTGACAGTGCGTGGAAACGCTACTTCTACTGGACGGGCTTAAATGAAATCGCCCTCTTTGATGACTCAGGAAATGGCGGAAGGATCAACATTCGAGATCTGGATATCGTCATCCTTATCGACCCCGGACATACTACGGGAGGCTTTGCTGTTACAGGGATGGATTATCTTGGACGAATCTTTGTCCTCGTCGCATTACCATTGGATCTGCGCCCGCCCGAACTTACTGAACTCGTTTTTCAAAAAGTCGTCCGGTGGCAACCTCGTACAGTAGCTTTTGAAGCTGACCTTTTCGCGGATGTATATCAGTTCTACTGGATGAGTGAGATGAGCAAGCGTGGAATCAAGTTCCATATCACGCCTGTTCACACGAAGAATAGAACGAAAGATGACCGCATCATGGGTCTGCAACATTACTTGACAGCTGAGAAGTTCTTCATTAACGAGCAACAAGAGGAACTGTTAGCTGAGTGGAAGATGGTTGGGCGTACACGTAACGTACATATCTTTGATGCTCTCGCGTATGGTCCTGAAGTATGGCGTCCTGGTTACGCTCCTGGACAACGCGACATTATTGAAGAAGTCGGAGTACAAGACATGTCTGGGCGCGATCCTGAGACAGGGTATAGTCGGATCAAATACGAAGATGACGAGAGGGTAGGGACATGAATTATTGTACAAAGTGTGACAGCTTCTACACACAACCTGGAACCTGCAACTGCTTTGCGGCCTCGCTGAGACCGACATTTGCACCGCAGCCGAATACGTTCCCATATCCATATGTGTCTCCATACATCGGAGATCCAATTCCAGGTAGCCCAGGTGGTAGCACGACAGGAATCACACCGCGACCGGCCAAGCCTTATATTTAGTCCCTAAAGAAGAGTCGTTTCTGACACCGTTTCGCGTTAAAACGGGAGGACTGATGCAAGCCGTGTGCGTAATTCGGAACTGCTTCAGACGCTTGGGTGCTACTTCAGTTTGGCGCCAAGCCTAGCCGTGGTCGAAATTTGCGATTAGGTTGGGCCCCTTCACAAGCCTTGACTCGGATGTAGTAGCGCACAGTTACATTCGAGCTAACCTAATAACCTTTGAACTAAAATGGCTTACACTCGCGAAATAGAACTCGATCAAGAAACCGAAGACAAACTCTGCCAATACATCATAGATGAGTTGTTTACTCATTATGCTGAACGGAATGATTATGTCGCAGACTTGCTTCGGTGGCAGAAAGAGTATTGGGCTAAGCCTACTTCTGAAGAAGCTACTTTTCCATTCAGAGGTGCAGCGACAGTCATTGTTCCTTTGAACGCAATTTCTGTTGAGGCGATTCATTCAAAGAACATGATGACTCGGTTTGCGTTGCCTCACTTGGTTTCAGTTCATGCTGTCTCTAAGGATTGGGATGACGCTGCAGCACCGTTTGAACGTTTCATGAATCGTGAACTTCTCGATGTAATGAAAGTTCGTAATACGTTTGGCGATTGCTATTTGGAATGTGAGAAGTATGGTACGATGGTTGGTAAGGTTGGTTACGAGAAGATGGTTCGTACTTCAATTAGGCAGATTGGTGATCGAGAGGAAGAAGTAGATGTGACCTTGCGTGATGGTGCGCAGTTTGATGCTGTGCCACTCGCTCGTTTCTTAATGCCGTACACAGCGCGTGATCCTCAGACGGCACCTTGGTGTGGTGAGGAACATAGTGATACTCCATACAACGTAATGATGTTGGAGTCTGGTGGGGCATTTAAGCCTGGTACGATTATTGATGGTCCTGATTGGGAGACTAAGCCTGACCAAATGTCCAAGCTTCATGCTTGGATCAATGGTA